TACTCTGAATCCCACACCTGCACCACCGGGCCACGGTGCTGCTTCCACGACTGCACCATCACCCGGATGGCACGCCGCGCCGCCTCCGGGGTGAGGTTCCCCGCCACCTTGCGTGGCACCTTCTCGCCCTTCTCCTGCGCCCATACGCTCGCCATACGTTACCCTGCCTTCTTCATCGTGGATTGAGCCTGCTCCCGCTTCTTCACGAACTCAACCAGTAGATCGCGATAGCCGCGCAGGGCACGAGCATACGTGTTCGACCCACGGATCTCGTATTCCTCCAGCAGCTCAATGTCAGAGGTGGCCGCAAAATCCCGCAGCGTCTTGGCGTGTGCGTTGTAACTGTAGTTGGTCTCGCTCGTGAACTCCAAGAGCCCCGGCAACTCGCCACGAGCAACCGCAGCCTTCGCCGCACTCAACAGCGTGACACGCACAGCCTTGGGCGGCCGCAGCGCCACCTGCTTCGCCGCAATGCCAGCCAACAACTTCTCAAGCCCCAATGGAATCACTGAATTCTCAAACATCGAACTTCCTCCTGCATTTGAACTAACGCTGCGTTTCGGGTAACGCTTCACATCAACCGCCCCACTGTGTGTTTCGTGAGATTCCGATGGTTGCGCCCCCAAAAACCGCTTCCCGGTATCAGTACGGTGACAATATGCCAGCCGCAGGGGCGGTTTGCAAGCAGAAATATCATTCCGGTGATACCCAATGAAGAAAGCCCAGCAGGCCGCACAGCCTCCAACCGCTCCCCCTAGAAAAAAGCCGGGGCCAGTTGGCCACGTGCCGACCGCCCAAACCCGCAACCTTGTATCGCTCGCCATGCTCAACGACATGACGCACGCGCAGGCCGCAAGGCTTGTGGAGATCGACGAGGTGACACTGCGCAAGCACTACGCGGATGAGCTGGCGCACGGCAAGGCCCGGATGATTTCCATGGTGGCCGCGAACCTGTACCGCATCGCGCAGCAGACGGCCGATCTGAAGGCCGCGCTCACCGCCAGCATCTTTGTGCTCAAGAGCAAGGGCGGCTGGAACGATCGCGCCGCGCAGGCCGACGTAGAGGTGGAAACGCCGGGGCCGGTGAAGGTGCGCCTGCGGCTGGGTGACAAGGCGGAGAGCGCCTAATGGGTGCCGCCCGCAAACTGCTTGAGATCGAGTACGAGCGCCCATGGCTGTACCCCGCTCAGCAGCGGGCAATTTTCGATTGCGTGGATCTGAACGGCGAGCCAGCCCGCTACGGCGTGGTCGAGGCCAGCACCAAGGCCGGGAAAACGGTTGGCTGCATGGCGTGGATTGTCGAACAGGCGTACATGAGAGCGGGCATCAACCGCAACTTCTGGTGGGTAGCCCCGGTCTACCCGCAGGCCAAGATCGCGTTCCGTCGCATCAAGGCCGGGCTACCTACAGGATCGTTCGCGGCAAACGAGGCCGATCTGAAGATCACGCTGCTGGGCGTGGGCTCAACGATCTGGTTCAAGACGGGCGAAAAGCCCGACAACCTGTACGGTGAGGATGTGTACGCCGCCGTGGTGGACGAGGCCAGCCGCTGCCGCGAGGATTCGTGGATTGCTCTGCGCTCCACACTCACCGCTACCAGAGGCCCGGTGCGGATCATCGGTAACGTGAAGGGACGGGCCAACTGGCACTACCGTATTGCCCGACGCGCCGAATCCGGCGAACCCGGCTACAGCTACGCCAAGCTCACTGCCTACGACGCGGTGGCCGGTGGCGTGCTCGATGCGGCTGAGATCGAGGATGCCAAGCGAGCGCTGCCCGAACAGGTGTTCCGCGAGCTCTACCTTGCCGAACCCTCCGACGACCAAGGCAACCCGTTTGGCATCCAGCACATCGCCGCTTGTGTCGCACCGCTATCCGAATCCCGCCCCGCCGCCATCGGCATCGACCTCGCGAAATCGTTCGACTGGACGGTGGTGATCGGGCTCGATCGCATGGGCAACGTGTGCGGATTCGAGCGCTGGCAGGGGCCGTGGGAAGAAACGGAGCGGCGCATTTTGCAGCTCACTGGCAACACTCCCACCCTTGTGGACTCGACGGGCGTTGGCGACCCGATCGTGGAGCGCCTGCAGCGCAAGCGCGGCAACTTCACCGGCTTCAAGTTCACCTCCGAATCCAAACAGCGCCTCATGGAAGGGCTCGTCATGGCCATCCAGCAGCGCCGCATCCGATTTCCAGACGGTCACATTCGCAAAGAGCTGGAAAACTTCGAGTACGAGTACACGCGCACGGGCGTCCGATATTGCGCGCCGGAAGGCGTTCACGATGACTGTGTGATGGCACTGGCACTTGCAGAAGAGCAGCGCCGCCAGAGCTTCCCCGAAACCCTCAATTCCCGACCCGACTCACTGCCACGGATTAGCCCGTGGATTTCGGGCGATCGATCTGGAGAGTAACCATGGCAGAGCGCAAGGCCGTCAAGTACGACGCCAGCACCGTTGGCACATCTGGCCTGCAGCAGTACGGCGGATACGTCAACGAAGAGTTCGTGAAAGAGCTGCGCGGCAACAACGCCGCCCGCGTTTATCGCGAAATGGCCGACAACGATCCCACCATCGGGGCCATGTTGTTTGCCATCACCACGCTGATCCGGCAGGTGCAGTGGAGCTTCCAAAGCGCCGACGACTCCCCAGAATCAGAGGCCGCCAAGCAGTTCGCGGAAGAGGTGCTCAACGATATGAGCGTCTCGTGGTCGAGCGTGGTGGCAGAGATCTGTTCCATGTTCACCTACGGCTTCGCGCCCATGGAAATCATCTGGAAGAAGCGCGACGGCACAGATGCCCGTGATGGCAGCCGCCGATCTGCCTACACGGACGGCCGCATCGGGCTGCGCGCACTCTCGCTGCGCGCCCAAAACACGGTCAACCGCTGGGAGATCGATCCGGAGGATGGATCTATCGACGGGCTGTATCAGCAACCGTGGCAAGGCCCGCAGGTGTTCATCCCGATTGAAAAGATCGTGCTCTTTCGCACCACCGAAGAGAAAAACAACCCGGAAGGCCGCAGCGTCCTGCGCAACGCCTATAGGCCGTGGTACTTCAAGAAGCGCATCGAAGAGATTGAGGCCGTGGGCATCGAGCGCGATCTGGCCGGGTTGCCTATCGCTTACATCCCCGCGCAGTACCTCAGTTCAGACGCTGACCCGATGGATAAGGCCGTTGCCAACGAGTACAAGCGCCTCATCCGCAGCATCCGCCGCGACCAACCTCATGTTCGATGTGAAGTTGCTCAACGCAGGCGGCTCGCGCACGTTCAACACGACGGAGATCATCGACCGCTACGACAAGCGCATCGCCGGTTCCGTACTCGCGGATTTCATCTTCCTTGGCCAAGGGGCCACGGGCTCGTTCGCGCTTTCCAGCGACAAGACGCAGCTTTTCGCCACCGCAGTGGGGGCGTTCACCACTTCGATCTGCGACACGTTCAACCGCCACCTCATGCCGCGGCTTTGGAAGCTCAACGGCATGGATGTGGAATATATGCCCACCCTCGTGGCAGGCGATCTGGAAAAGCCGGATCTGACCGCGCTGGGCGAGTTCATCACCAAGCTCACGACGGCCGGCGCCCCGTTGTTCCCGGATCGAGAGCTGGAGAACCACCTGCGCAACGCAGCGGGCCTGCCGCTCGCGCCGGAGGAAGGCGTGGATTCAGAGCTGCGCTCGATGAGCGATCAGACAGACATGGCCGAAATGCAGGGGCGCATCGCATCAGCGACCGCGCAGGCCGAAGGCGAAGCGGATCAAGAGGAATAATCGATGGCCGACGAAATCAAACTCGTACGCGGCAACAACCGCCCGTACATCAAGATCACGCTCACCGATGCGGATAACGTAGCCATCGATCTGAGTGCAGTTACCACCACCGTATCGGTGCGGTTCCGCTCCGTCACGAGCGAAACAACGCTGGCAACGCTCTCAACCACGAAGATTGGCAACGGCACCACGGGCGAAGTGCAGTTCAACTTCCCCGGCTCCACGCTGGATGTGCCGGCTGGGAACTACGAGTTCGAAATCGAAGTGGACTTTAACGGCGAGAAGCAGACCGTTTACCAAACGGTGAAGTGCATCGTTCGCGAAAAGTTCGCCACGACCTAACCACAGGAGCGAAACATGGCTATCGTTTACAGCACAGCCGCGAAGAATGCCCGATTGACGGCGGTTCGCGATCAGATCGATGCAGGGGCTGGCCCCGGCGTGCTGCAGGTTGGCACCGCAGGCATGGCCACCGTGCTCGCTGAGATCACCTTGGGCGATCCATGCGGAACCGTGGCCGCTGGCGTGCTCACGTTCTCCGGATTCCCACGCAGCGATACCTCTGCCAACGCCGCCGGCACCGCCGCTGCCGCCCGCATTCGGGACTCGGCAGGCAATGACGTAATCACAGGCTTGACAGTGGGGCTCACTGGAACGGACATCGTGCTCGACTCGGTGACCTTTTCCGAAGGACAGCTTCTGATGATCAACACTGCGACAATTTCGCACGCTTAACCCGTCAGTTTTCTGCCGTTGACAACAAGCAATCGGCGGAGATGATTGTGTGGCGCGCACTAGCACGCCGCTATTTCGTCAGGGCCACGCTGTGCTCTAACCATAGGATCAAACAATGGCTATTCAGCTTTCGACTGCGGTTCGCAATGCTCGACTTGACGTAATCGAATCAACGGTAGGCACGAGCGCGATTCTTCGCATTCGCTCTG